ATTAATTAAATAGTTCTAGTTGTGGGCTGTTGTAATCACGTTGCTTTCTCCAGTTATAGTCAGCCTGATTCATTCTGGCTAACACAATGGTAGGCTTGTTATTACGTTGTGCCCAATTAGCATTTTGTAATTGCTTCAAGCTATACAATGGATCTACCTTTGCTAGTCTATTGCGTAACTTGTGCTGTCTTAGTATCTCTCGTTGTTTCTGTACTGCTTTGTTAAACATCATCTCACTAATAACAAAGTAAAGAGATAATACAGACAAACCAATTAATAAAACAATGCTGATTAATTCATAAAGATCGTAGTTCATTTTAAAGCTCCTCTTTTTTGTTGTTGGTAATGATAAGACTGTGGGTTTCGTATAAAGTTCCCAATATTTAAAACTTTTTTTAAGTTTTTTTAAGTTTTTTTAGGGGTTAGGGCATAATCTTTTTGTTGCAATGCAGCATGGCACGGGTACCCGACCACCCCTCGCCGTCACAAGGGGGGGCCACCTATATACATATTATTCTGGACAATTTATCAAAAACATTCTCAAAAAGACCCCCCCGTCAATTAAATAGTTGATATTCCGTTTTTTGTTATATATTATGTAGTTACATGGAATTTCTTCACATTGACAAGGACATGGCGATACCGACAAAGCATCACGAGTATAAAGATACTTATGAGAAAGCTAAAGTAGCTTGCCAAACTGCATTGACATTAAATGCTAAAGGTATGCCGATTGAGGTCGATACAGAAGATGAACTCTTTGCACAGAGCATCCTAAAAAAAGATTCACCACTAAAAACAAAAGAAATATTCAAGCCCGGAGCTGCTATCAAGCTCGGAGCGATACTAACAGAATACGACATGCAGGTAGCGAAAGACGCAGCCCAGTTAAGGACTGTTGCTACTAATAAATTAATAGAACTCATGTCTGACCCAGATCCTAAAATACAAATACGTGCCATAGAACTTATAGGTAAGATTGCAGATGTAGGATTGTTTGCCGAACGAACTGAGATAACTATCGGTACTAGAAGTACAGAAGATTTAGAAAAAGAATTATTTAAGTTAGTAGGTGACTATATAGATGTCGAGGTCAAAGAAGTTACGGAATGATAGAAGAACTAGAGCGTGATAAGATCTTAAAAGCAATTCCAAACTTACCAGTGGAGAAACAAGACACTGTAAAGCGGATTTTAGAAGAACTTAACAAACGCAAAATTAAAACAAAATCACAAAATAGTTTTCTTGACTATGTAAAGCACATGTGGCCTGAGTTTATCAATGGCAGACATCACAAGATCATGGCAGAAGCTTTTGAAAGAGTTGCTAAAGGAGAACTAAAAAGATTAATTGTGAACATGCCACCCAGACATACTAAGTCTGAGTTCGCTAGTTATTTATTACCATCGTGGTATCTAGGTAGATTCCCTAATAAAAAAGTTATTCAAACCTCACATACAGCAGAATTAGCTACAGATTTTGGTAGAAAAGTAAGAAATCTAGTGGATAACCCTATTTATAAAGAGGTTTTCCCAAACGTATCACTTCAATCTGACTCAAAAGCCGCAGGTCGGTGGAATACTAGTCATGGTGGTACTTATTTTGCTATCGGGGTGGGGGGAGCTGTAACAGGTAAAGGTGCGGACTTACTTATTATAGACGACCCCCATTCTGAGCAAGAAGCTGTTTTGGCAGAAGTTAATCCTGATATCTACGACAAAGTGTACGAGTGGTATTCTTCTGGGCCTAGACAGCGTTTGCAACCGGGCGGAGCAATTGTAATTGTAATGACTCGCTGGGGAAAAAGAGATTTAACAGCTCAAGTTGTAAAAGCTTCTGTTCAAAGAGGTGGAGAAGAATGGGAAGTTATCGAGTTTCCTGCGATTATGCCAAGTGGTAAACCTCTTTGGCCTGAATTTTGGGATTTAAAAGAATTAACTGCTCTAAAAGATGAATTACCTGCTCACAAATGGTCAGCTCAATATATGCAAGAGCCGACAGGTGCTGAAGGGGCTATGATTAAAAAAGAGTGGTGGAAAGTTTGGGAAGGAGATAGACCTCCAGCCTGTAATTATATTATTCAGTCTTGGGATACAGCTTACTCAAGAAGCACACGTGCTGACTACTCAGCATGTGTTACGTTAGGTATCTTTCGCCGAGATGATGAAGATGATAACTCACAGGATAATCAGATTATTATATTAGATGCATTTAAAGATAGATTAGAGTTCCCTGACTTAAAACAGAAAGCATTAGAACTTTATAGAGACTATGAACCGGATTGTTGTATTATAGAGGCTAAAGCAGCAGGTTCACCTCTAATTCATGAATTAAGGAGTATGGGTATTCCTATACAAGATTATACCCCAACCAGAGGAAATGACAAGATTACCAGAGTCAATGCGATTACGGATTTCTTTGCTTCGGGAATGGTATGGTACCCACAAACCAGATGGGCAGAAGAAGTAGTGGAAGAGTTTGCTTCTTTTCCTGCGGGTGAACATGACGACTTAGTTGATGCAACAACACAAGCCCTTTTACGTTTTAGACAAGGCGGGCTTGTACGTTTAGCGTCTGACGAACCCGATGAAATTACATATTTTAAAAGCCCAAGACGGGCTGGATATTACTAGGATAAATCATGGCTAAAAATAGTATAGAAAAAAGTTTGTACTCCGCACCAGAGGGTATGCCCATGGAAAACGCTATGGAACCTGATGTGCAGATACAAATAGAAGATCCGGAACAGGTAACTATAACCACAGATGATATGCAAATTATCATTGATCCTGATGCTGACGTGGGTACAGGCATAAAAGAGTTTTCAGCAAACTTAGCTGAATATCTGGATGAAGAAGAATTAATTCAAATATCTGAAGATTTAATAGCGAGTTTTGAAAGTGATAAAGCTTCAAGAAAAGATTGGGAAAAGACTTACAGAGATGGTCTTAAATTACTTGGATTAAAAATTGAAGACAGGAGTGAACCTTGGACGGGAGCATGTGGTGTCTTTAACCCCATCTTATCAGAAGCTGTTGTTAGGTTTCAAGCTGATGCAATTATGGAAACTTTTCCTGCACAGGGGCCAGTTAAAACACAAATCATAGGTAAACTTACTAAGGAAAAAGAAGAAGCTGCCAGACGTGTCAAAGACGACATGAATTATCAACTTACCGTAAAAATGGCAGAGTACAGACCTGAACATGAAAAGATGTTATGGTCTTTGGCTTTAGCAGGAAGTGCATTTAAGAAAGTATATTACGACCCTGCGTTAGAAAGACAAATTTCTATATTTGTGCCAGCAGAGGATTTTGTTATTTCATATGGTGCATCAGATTTAAAAACCTCTGAACGCTATACACACATCATGCGTAAAAATGCAAATGAGGTAAAAAAATTACAGGTGGCTGGTTTTTATAGAGATGTAGAATTACCAGAGCCGGAAGAAGTAAGTCCTGACTATTCTGAAATACGTCCTGATATGGAAGAGGCTAGTGTCAGTGCAGATGATCGTTATATTTTGTTAGAAGTTCATGCTGATTTAGTTATTGAAGGCGACCCATTAAAAAGTGAAGATGATATAGCTGTTCCATATGTAATAACTATCGAAAAATCTTCTGGAGAGATTCTATCTATTAGAAGAAACTGGGATTCTGAAGATAAAACTTATCAAAAGCGTATGCATTTTGTCCATTACATCTATATTCCCGGTTTTGGATTTTATGGATATGGTTTAATTCACTTAGTTGGAGGTCATGCCAAGTCAGCAACCTCACTTTTACGTCAATTAGTGGATTCTGGTACGTTAAGTAACCTTCCGGGGGGTCTAAAAACACGAGGATTACGTATAAAAGGCGATGATACGCCTATTTCTCCGGGAGAATTTAGAGATGTGGACGTTCCGGGGGGTAAAATTAGCGAAAATATCACATTTTTACCGTATAAAGAGCCTTCTCAAACGCTTTTAGCCCTCATGAATATGATTGTAGAGCAAGGAAGGTCACTTGCAGCAGTTGCAGAGCTAAAAATATCTGATATTAATAAAGAAACTCCTGTTGGAACGACTTTAGCGTTGTTAGAACGTAGTTTAAAGGTCATGTCAGCAGTACAAGCCCGTATTCATGCGGCTATGAAGACAGAATTTCAGCTTTTAGCTACGATAATTAGTGAATCTGCACCCAAAAACTATGAATATACCCCGAAATATAACGATTCTGAAGGTGTAACTACTAGAGAAGACTACGATATAGTCGAGGTTATTCCTGTTTCTGATCCAAATGCATCAACAATGTCGCAAAGAGTTGTGCAATATCAGGCAGTTTTACAGTTAGCTTCTTCTGCTCCTCAAATGTATGATATGGCTCAGTTACATAGACAAATGTTAGAAACTTTAGGCGTGAGAGCAGTAGAGAAGATACTTCCGTTGGATGATGACCAAAAACCGTTGAATCCAATAAGTGAAAACATGAACGCTATACAGTTACGACCTCTAAAAGCGTTTATATATCAAGATCATGAAGCACATATAAAAGTTCACATGAACGCTATGCAAGATCCTTTGATTCAACAAATGATAGGACAGAATCCAAACGCAAAAGCAATAGCTTCTTCTTTACAGGCACATATTGCAGAACATTTAGCATTTGCATATAGACAGAAGATGGAAGAAGCAGTTGGTTCACCTATGCCAGCTCCTGAACAACAGTTATCAGAAGATGTAGAACTTCAACTATCTCGAGTTGCAGCAAAAGCTTCAGACATTGTATTGGGTATGAGTAAACAACAAGTTGCGGCACAACAAGCTCAACAAGCTAAACAAAACCCACTTGTGCAAATGCAGCAAGCTGAACTTAAACTTAAACAAGCAGATATTCAACTCAAGCAAGAAGAACTTAAACGTAAGCAAACTAAAGACGTTATGGACTCAGCAGCTAAAGCTGACCAGATTGAAGTTGAAAAGCAAAGAATCGCTACTCAAGCCCAGATTGATGGGGCACGTATTGGTGTAGATGCTGCAAAAGCGAAAGATAAAATGGCGGCTGACCAACAAATTGAAGGATTGAAAATAGGTATGGACATAGCCAGAGAAGCGGCACAACGGCAAGAACAAGAGTCTGTAGACGATACAAAACCAACCCCACCGGAAGGAACGCCAGATGCCTAGATCGTTTGAAGAAGTAATTGTAGAAAAACTTAGAGAACATATGAATAATTACGCTGATGGATTAGCTTCCGGAAGTGCACAAAATTTCCCTGACTATCGGTTTCAGGTTGGGGTAATTCATGGACTGTCTCTTGCTGAAAGAGACATCCTTGATGTAATTGAAACTGCGAAACAAACAGAGGATAGTACATGAACACTAGAATAGGTGCGATAGATAAACAAAAAACGCAAAAACTAGCTGAAGAAATTGGAGAGTTAAAACTCCCACAACCGTCAGGATATAAGATCCTTATTACTTTACCAAAGATTGAAGATACTGTGGGAGATGCTGGAATTGTTTTAGCAGATTCTACAAAAAGAGCTGAAGAGATCGCTTCATGTTTAGGTTTT